TGATATTTATCCAAAAAACAAATATACAATGGCTGACAAAAATTTTGATTATTTAGGTAACTCTTTCCAACTGCAACTTTTAAATCAAATTGTGGTTGATAAAGATTTTGCACACTCAATTGTGGAAGTACTTGAACCAAATTACTTTGAAAATAAGTACTACAAATTGATTGTTCAAATGGTTAAAGAATATTATGAAAAGTTTGAACACAGCCCAAGTTTTGAGACATTACAACAAAAAGCTAAAAGTGAAATTAGTCAGGAGTTATTGTTAAAAATAACTCTTGACACTATTTCAGATGTTAAAAATGTAGAAGATGAAGGAGTTCTATTCGTACAAGAAAAAGCATTAAAATTCTGTAAACAACAAGAGTTACAGAAGGTTATGGATAAGGCTAAGAAAATTATTGATAACGGAGAATTTGAGAGTTACGACACTCTTGAAGAAATGGTTAGAGAAGCCCTACAGGTTGGTAATGTGGATAGAGGAACGGGTGACGTGTTTGAAAATTTAGATGATGTTCTTGCAGATGATTACAGACACCCAATTCCTATGGGGATACCGGGTATTGATAACTTACTTAAAGGTGGGTTAGCAAAAGGTGAGATTGGTGTAATATTGGCACCTACAGGAGTTGGTAAATCAACACTGACTACTAAAATTGCCAATAACGCTTTCAATATGGGATTTAATGTTCTTCAGATATTTTTTGAGGATAACTATAAAATCATCCAAAGAAAACACTTTACGTGTTGGACAGGTATTCCACCTGATGACCTTGGAAATAATAAGGATAAAGTATTGGCAAAAGTTGCTGAGATTAAAGAGACGATGACCAATAAGTTAATTATGAAGAAGTTACCTTCTGACACATTAACTATGAATCAGATTAAAAATCAGATTAGAAAGTTGATTGCTGACGGTACTCGTATTGATATGGTTATTTTAGATTATATTGATTGTGTAACACCTGAAAAAGTTTTACAAGATGAGTGGAAGTCTGAAGGTTCAGTAATGAGAGGATTTGAATCAATGTGTCACGAATTGGACATCGCAGGGTGGACTGCAACTCAAGGTAATAGAAGTTCTATTTCATCTGATGTGGTAACAACAGACCAAATGGGTGGTTCTATTAAGAAAGCTCAAGTGGGACACGTTATCATTACGGTAGCAAAATCATTACAACAAAAAGAATTAAATCTTGCGACAATTGCAATTACAAAATCAAGAATTGGTAAAGATGGTGTTGTCTTTGAAAACTGTAAATTTAACAATGAAATGTTAGAAATTGATACAGAAAGTTCTATGACTTTCCTTGGACTTGAAGAACAAAAAGAGGAAAAGAATAGAAATAGAATAAAAGAAATTATGGAGAAAAGAAAACAACAAACAACATAATTATTAAAATAGAATAAGTAAAAATATGGAAAAATTATTAGAAAAAAATCCAAACCGATTTGTTATATTCCCAATTAAACATAACGATATTTGGGAATATTATAAGATGCATCAAGCAGCGTTTTGGACGGCAGAAGAAATTGATTTAAGTGGTGACCTACGTGATTGGGAAAATTTATCAGATAACGAACAATATTTTGTAAAAAACATTTTATCGTTTTTTGCGGCATCAGATGGTATTGTAAATGAAAATTTAGCAGAAAATTTCTATCGGGAAGTACAATACCCTGAGGCGAAATTCTTCTATGGTATTCAGTTGGCTATGGAGAATATTCATAGTTTAATGTATTCTCTTCTTATTGATACTTACGTGTCAAATGAAGACGAGAAGAACAAATGTTTTACCGCTTTAGATAACTTACCAGCAGTTCAAAAGAAAGCTAAATGGGCTTTGGATTGGATTGATAATGCATCGTTTCAGGAAAGATTAGTTGCGTTTGCGGCAGTTGAGGGTATCTTCTTTTCAGGCTCATTCTGTTCTATCTTTTGGTTAAAATCAAGAGGTATTATGCAAGGATTGTGTAACGCTAACGCATTAATTTTTAAAGACGAAAACTTACACTGTGACTTTGCAATTCATTTATTAAACAATCACATTGAAAACAAACCGAGTGAGAAAAGAATTAAAGAAATTCTATTATCAGCATTAGAGATTGAGAAAGAGTTCATTACTGAATCACTACCAGTTTCACTTATTGGTATGAATTCAAATTTGATGAAACAATATCTTGAGTTTGTCGTTGATGGATTATTAGTAAAGTTTGGATGTAAAAAACAATTTAACGTTGAGCAACCATTTAAATTTATGGAACAAATCGCAGTTGAAACAAAAGGTAATTTCTTTGAGTCACGTACTGTTGAATATCAAAAAGCTAAGTTAAATGAGACTATTTCCTTTACTGACGATTTTTAATTTACTATCTTTTTAAACTATGATGTCACTTAAAATTAAAAAAAGAGGTGGGGACGATGCGTCCTTTAACCCACAAAAAATTTATCAAAGAATTAAACGTTCTTCAAAAGGATTGAACGTTAATTCAGATGAAATCTTTATCAAGGTTATCACTTCAGTACCAACTGAAGGTATTATTACAACAAAAGAATTAGATAAGTTAATCTATGAAATTGCCGCGGCATTTACAGGTAGTCATCACGATTATTCTCGTTTAGCGTCATCAGTTGCAATTTCATCTTACCATAAGGAAACTGACCCAAGTTTCTCAAATACTATGCATACTTTACACGTTGAAGGTGTTGTTAGTAATGAGTTAATGGAGATTGTTGAAAAATATGGTCCGTCTAATATTGACGAAATTATTAATCACGACAATGATTATAACTTTGACTATTTTGCATGGAGGTCACTTGCTGAAATGTACTTGTTAAAATTACCTGATGGTAAGGTTGTTGAAAGACCTCAACATATGTATATGAGAGTTGCTCTTTGGGTAACTAATACATTTGAAGAAGCGATGGAGTACTATCAATCATTGTCAACACAAAGAATATCTCCGGCAACTCCGATTATGATTAATGCTGGTACAAAGGTTCCACAGTTAGCATCTTGTGTCCTTCATTATAATGATTCAGATTCTCGTGAAGGTTTGTTGAATACAATGAGAGACATCTCAACCTATTCATCTGATGCTGCGGGTATCGGACTATCAATGTCTAACATTCGTAGTAAGGAGAGTCGTATTACATCTTCAGGTGGATATGCGGGTGGACTTTTAAAGTATTTGAAGATTGTAAACGAGTCACTTCGTTTCTTTAACCAACAAGGACGTAGACCTGGTTCCGCGGCAATCTATTTGGAACCTTGGCATAAAGATGTCTTTGATTTATTAGAGATTAAAAAGAACACAGGTGCTGAAGAGTTAAGAGCTCGTGATTTGTTTACCGCACTTTGGATTCCTGACAACTTTATGAACGCAGTTAAGAACAACGACGATTGGTATCTGTTCTGTCCTAACGATATTATTAAAGCGGGTATCAAACCATTACAAGAAAGTTACGGTGATGAATACGAAGAAAATTATAAATTAGCCGTAAGTATGGGTCTTGGTAAGAAAGTTAAGGCTCAGGAAATTTGGAATAAGATTATTGAATCACAAGTTGAAACGGGTGTTCCATATCTATGTTCTAAAGATAGTGCTAACAGAAAAACAAACCATCAGAACATTGGTGTTATTAAACAATCAAATCTTTGTAATGAAATCTATCAATACACTGACGAGAATATAACCGCAATCTGTACTCTTTCATCTATGGTGTTAAAGAACTATGTAAAAGATGGCGAGTTTGATTTTCAGGGGTTATACGAGGAAACACGTAAGGTTGTTAGAGCGTTAAACAAAGTTGTTAACATTAACAATTACTCAACTGAAAAAGGACGTAAGGGTGGATTATACCAGAGAGCAATTGCTATTGGAACTCAAGGACTTGCAGATGTATTCTATTTAATGGATTATATCTTCACATCTGATGAAGCTCGTAAATTGAATAAAGAAATCTTTGAAACAATTTATTTCGCATCAATTACCGAGAGTAACAAATTGTGTATGGATGGTAAATATGAACCATACGCTTACTTTAAAGGGTCACCAATGTCAAAAGGAGTATTCCAATTTGATATGTGGGGATTAAACGAAGATGAGTTATCAGGAAGATGGTCTTGGTCAACTCTAAAAGAAAGTGTTAGTAAGTATGGTGTTTGTAATTCATTATTTACAGCTCAAATGCCTGTAGCGTCTTCAGCTAAGATTACAGGGTCATATGAAATGACAGAACCTGCTCATTCGGCAATCTTCAACAGACGTGTAATTGGTGGTGAGATTATGATTGTTAACAAGTATTTGATTAGTGATTTTGAGAAGATTGGAATTTGGTCTGAGGACTTAAAGAATGAAATCATTATGAATGAAGGTTCAATTCAAGGAATTAACTTCTTGAATTATTTGGACCCTGAAGATAAAAGATATAACTTTAAAGTTAAGAGAATTGAAAGACTAATTGAAAAGTATAAAACAATTTGGGAAATCTCACAAAAGGCATTGATTGAAATGGCAGCTGACAGAGCACCGTTCATTGACCAGTCACAATCAATGAATATCTATATGTCAAACCCAACATTGTCAAAGATTTCATCATCACATTTTTATGGATGGGAAAAAGGATTGAAGACACTTTGTTATTACGTTAGAACAAGAGCAATCTCAACAGGAGCAAAACACTTGGCTATGGACGTATCAAAAATTAACAAACCAAAAGCGACTCCTGAACCACCAAAGGTTGATTACAGTTATATGAATTTACCTGACAAACCTGAAAATAGTGAATTTGATTGTTTTGGATGTTCTTCATAAAAAAATCCGATGTGTTATCCCGAGCTAAGTCGGGATTTTTTTTATTTATAAACTATTTATCGGTATGTCTAATATTATTCAGGAAGAAATTAAAAAAATCAGAGAGATGATGCTTTTGGAAAATTTAGTCCAAGAGGGTGGAGCGAAAAAATTAAAACAAACTTTAGACATTTTAAAAAAGAAAAAGAAAGTTTTATTATTAAGTTGTTCAAATAGGTATAATTGGGATGATAACAATATAGATGTTCCTAAATCAAAACTAATTGCAATGTATTTGAATGAAGAACTTGGAGACAAATCAGTTTTTATTGACGTTTCAGAATTGAAAATTTTACCTTGTGAAGGAAATGTATCAAGAAAAGATGGCAATAGTTGTGGACTTTTAAAGTCGTTACTTAAAGACGATAAAAAGAATCCTTCAGGATATCACAGATGTTGGGCTAGTTTAAATAATAAGACAGATGAACTTTGGAAAATATCTAAAGAACTTTTTGAGTCGGATGCTGTAATATTTTTTAGTTCGGTAAGATGGGGACAATCAAATATGTTTTATCAAAATCTAATTGAGAGATTGACTTGGATTGAAAATAGACATAATACTTTAGGTGAGAAAAATATCGTTGAAGGTATTGAGACAGGGTTTATTTGTGTTGGACAAAACTGGAATGGTGAGAATGTCACTAAAACTCAAATGGATGTTCACAAATTTTACGGATTTGAACCAAATAAAAAACTTTATTGGAATTGGCAATATACTACTGATGTTTACGACGAAACCAAATCTTCTTACAAAAAATCACATAAAAAATTTATTGATGATATGGGGTTATAAATTTATTATTAACTCCCTATTAATAACATCCCGATTTGTCGGGATTTTTTATTTTTAATCATTTATTGAAAATATTACGACATTATATTTATATCATATGGCGACAAACCAAACATACGGTGTAATTTTTCCTTTTAGGGATTCATTCTACGGAACTTACTTATCACTATCAACAACAACTGACGAAGAGATTAGAAGTAATTTGATTCATCTTTTATTAACTAGGAAGGGTTCAAGATATTTTTTACCTGATTTTGGAACAAGATTATATGAATATATTTTTAATCCATTAGATGGATTATCGTTTGGTGATATTGAATCCGATATCAGAGTTTCTTGTGAAAAGTATTTACCAAACCTTTTACTAAAATCTATCAAAGTTACAGGAACTTCATCTGAAGAAGATGACAAAATTGTTTTAAGTAATGGGGCGGTGATAGATAGAACTTACAGTATGCCAGGTGAGGCGACAAGAGATTATACAGCTAAAGTTAGAATTGACTACCAAGTTCAAAACAACACTTTTGCTAGTAGTGATTTCATAATTTTAAATATTTAATTTTTATATGGCTAACAAAAAAATATCATATACAGTCAGAGATTTTGAAGCGATAAGAACGGAACTTATCAATTTTACAAAAACCTACTATCCTGATGTAGTACAAAACTTTAACGATGCTTCATTGTTCTCTGTGTTTATGGATTTAAACGCAGCCGTAACCGATAACTTACATTATAATATTGATAGAAGTATTCAGGAAACTGTTCTTCAATATGCACAACAAAGGTCATCAATTTATAATATTGCTAAAACTTACGGACTTAAAATTCCGGGACAAAGACCATCAGTTGCAATGGCTGAATTGAGTATTACTGTACCTGTTCTTGGAGACCAAGAAGATTTGAGATATTGTGGGTTTTTAAGACGAGGTGGTCAAATGATTGGTGGAGGTCAAGTTTTTGAAACTGTTGATGACGTTGATTTTTCGTCACCGTATAATTCACAAGGATTTCCTAATAGAGTTAAAATTCCAAACTTTGATAATAATAACAATCTTATTAATTATACAATTGTTAAAAGAGAAGTATTAGTTAATGGAACTACTAAAGTTTTTAGAAGAACAATTAATGCTCAAGATGCTAAACCATTTTTAGAAGTATTTTTACCTGAACAAAACGTACTATCAATTACAAGTGTCATCTTAAAAGATGGTACAAGTTACAACGGTATCCCTTCTTATAGTGATTTTTTAACTCCTAGTAACAGATGGTATGAAGTACCTTCACTTGCTCAAGATAGAGTGTTTGTGGAGGACCCTACAAAGACATCAGACAATCCTGGTATTAAAGTTGGAACATACATTACAACAAATACAAGATTTATTTCAGAATATACTCCACAAAATTATTGTAAATTAACTTTTGGTGGTGGTAACAATTCTGCTGATGATATGTTACGAGATTTTGCTGCAAACGGTGTAGTTTTAGATTTAAGTAAGTATCAAAATAATTTTGGTTTAGGTAGTACTTTAAAACCTAATTCAACCTTGTTCATCCAATATAGAATTGGTGGTGGTGCTGGTAGTAATTTAGGGGTTAATGTTATTAATCAAATTGGAACTATTAATTTCTTTGTTAATGGACCAAGTCAAATAATCAGTAGTAATGTTATTAATTCTATATCTTGTAATAATATAACTGCCGCAATTGGAGGTTCGGATGTTCCAACAATTGAGGAGGTAAGAAATTATGTTTCTTATAACTTTGCGGCCCAACAAAGGGCAGTTACAATTAATGATTATCAGTCGTTAATTAATACTATGCCTTCTAAATTTGGGGCACCTGGTAAAGTGGCGATTGTAGAACAGGAAAACAAAATTAAAATCAAAGTTTTATCTTATGATTCAAGTGGGTCATTAACAAGTCAAGTATCAAATACTTTACAACAAAATATCGCAAATTATTTATCAAACTATAGAATGATAAATGATTATATTTCAGTTGAAGCCGCTCAAGTTATTGATTTATCTTTTGATATTAGTGTGGTTTTAGATTCTTCACAAAACCAAGGAAATGTTATTACATCAATTATTAGTGTGGTTTCAGGTTATATGTCACCTGCTAGTCGTGAGATGGGTCAAAATGTGTATGTTTCAGAAATTAGAAGACAAATCCAAAGTTTAAATGGCGTGATTAGTATATCTGACATATCAGTATTTAATAAGGTTGGTGGTGAGTATTCATCAAGTCAAACATCTATGAGTTATTCTGATTCAACAACAAAACAAATTAGTTTAGTTGATGAAACAATATTTGCAGAACCAAGTCAAATTTACCAAGTTAAGTTTCAAAATAAAGATATTGTTGTTAGAACAAAGAATTTACAAACTGTCAATTTCTCATAAGTTATTTATTTTTTTAAAATAGGGCATAAACTATTTATTAAAAAAATACTATGAATTCGTCGTATAGAGTTAGGACCCAAGTTGGTGTTGATAAATCCGTTCCAATTGATTTAGAACAAGAATTTGAGACTTTAGAAATATTATCATTAAAGATTTACCAAAGGGACATCTATACCAGAGTATGTTCTGACTATGGTGTTATTTGTGGTAGGGTTTTTACTAACAAAGGGTACGGGGTTCCTAATGTTAAACTTTCATTGTTTGTACCTCTTACTGACGAAGATTCACAAAATCCAATTATATCTGAAATCTATCCATATAATAGTATTGATAATTTAGATGAAAATGGATATAGGTATAATTTATTACCTAAAGAACAATCTCACGGAGGACACACTCCAACAGGAACATTCCCGACAAGATTAGAAGTATTAACTAATAAGAATTTATCTGAAGTTTACGACAAGTATTATAAATATACTGTCAAAACTAATGAGTCAGGTGACTATATGATATTTGGTGTACCTATTGGTTCTTACACTATTGTAATGGATGTTGATTTGAGTGACATTGGAGAATTTTCATTAACACCTCAAGATTTGATTAGATTAGGATTAGCAACTGAAGGACAAGTTGCTGGGTCAAGGTTTAACACATCATCCAATTTAAATTCATTACCTCAAATTATTAACCTTACAAAACAAGTTGAAGTATTACCACTTTGGGGTGAGGAAGAAGTTTGTAAACCATCTATAACAAGAACTGACTTTGACTTAACTCAAGAGGCAAATATTGATTTAACACCGACAGCTGTTTTTATCGGCTCCGTTATGAGTACTGAAGATGAAATTAAAATTGGTAATACTTGTAAAGTCCCTAAAAAAATTGGAGAGTTCTGTAAATTAGTTACAGGTCCGGGTCAAATAAAAGCGATTAGACAAACTATTAATTACGATACTGATTCTACCTCAAGTACTTTTGGATATCCTCAATTAGAGGAATTTAAATTAACAAATGATGGTCACGTAATTGATGAAAACGGAGCTTGGATGGTAGAAGTACCTATGAATTTAGATTATGTGTATACTAATGAATTTGGAGAACAAATAATATCATCAGACCCTACGGTTGGAGTTCCGACAAAGGCAAAATATAGATTTAAAATTAAATGGAACCAATCACCTTCACTATCTGAAGAAACAAGACGGGGTTATTTTTTAGTACCAAATGTTAAAGAATGGGGATGGACTGGTCCATCTGACAATTATTTTGAAGATGGTAACCCTGCATTTTACGCATCAAACTCACTTAATAGTGAGTATTTACAATTCCAACAATCATATGCGTTTAGTTTAGATTGGTTAGATTACGGAAATCCATTGACTCCCGAAGGTCAACAAATGTTACAAGAAGCAATTAATTGTGAAGATAGATTTTTTGAATTTGAATATAAGAAATTATATACCATTTCACAATTAATGGACAAATATAAAAATGGTAATGGGCAAAAATTTATCGGTATTAAAAATATATTAGATGGTGATTGTTCATCTGAAAATAATAAATATCCCATCAATGACGCTTACAGGGGGACATCAATATTATATCTGATGTTTTCATTTTTTTTAAGTATCATTAAAATGTTAATGTTTCCAATTATTATTGTGTTACATGCAGTTTCATTAATTTTATATATTGTCGCTTTTATTTTAACATTATTAATATGGTTAATTTACGCCCCTATATATTACTTTATTCAGGGTGTGGTAGACGCTATTAACTGGTTATCACCGGGTAGCCCATTATCTAATCCATTTGATACTTCTCCATCAGAACTTACCGAAATAATTTTTGATAAAATAGTAATTAGAAAAATACCTGTCCCATTATTATTACAATCTGAAGGTGAATGTACTTTTTGTGATTGTAAGGAAAATGAAGCTGTATCCGATTATGAAAATAGTACGGTTAATAATTTATTGTCTGAAGTAGGTAATAGTTGTAATTTACCATTGAATGACGGGAACCAATTTACGGTTACTATAAGTGAATTAATTTCTGAGTTTACCCCTCACTTTAGAGTTACTGTTGGGGGTATGCAGAGTTCATCAACTAATGCTAGTATTAGAACACCTTCTTCCGCATATCTTGACCCATATAGTGATGGAGGTATAAATTACCACGAAGAGTCGGATTTTATATTTTCAAATCAATTACCATTTGCTGAGAGAGTAAATTTATCTAATTTAAAAGACAAATATTTTGCAAATTCTAATATTATTAGAACGTATATTGAACCAGATTTAAACGGTAATCAATATCATACAGACAATACTTTAACATTTATTATTACAGGATGTGATGACGCATACCAAACAGGAAAATTAATTACTTTCCAAGACCCATTATTATCAACTGACCCTAATCAAACTATTGCATTATTTGCTAATAATAGCGGAGGGTTAGAAATTACAGGTACGAGTAGTTCTGCTCAAACAATTACTTTAACCTACGCTTCAGCAAGTAGCAACGTACTAAATGGTACTGTAACATATAATTTACCATTGAAAGGTTCTTCAGAATATGTTGATTATATGAAATATAAATCAGATATTGAATACTTCCAAGTACTTACTGCGATTACTTATTCAGAGTTTATTGCTATGGGAGGTAACTCAACAGGATTAAGTAATCAGGGAACATTCCATAGTAGATTATTTGAATCACCTATGTGGATTGGTAAAGCGACCCATTATAATATTGGATATGAAATGTCATATCAAGGATATGTGAGTTTAAACACCACATCATTTAGTTTATTATCTTCGGCTAAGATTGTTATATGTACAAGAGGTGTTGACCCGTATTCACCAAAGTTTAACACAAAGTATGACATTAGTAGAATATTAAATCAACCCGTTGGTACTATTCAAATTCAGGGTGACTATAGAATTAACATCCCTGTACAGGCAGGTGGTACTAGTTTGACCAATAAGAAAAAATCAGTTAGACATTTTCAAATTGAAAATAATAACGATACAGACTCAAATGGGGGTAGAACATTTTTTAATTCATTTTTCTTTACACCTGGAAGTGAATTCCAACCATATGAAACTGAAATGCCAAAGTATTATGGTAGTTTAGACGAAAACTTAACTAACCCACAACATTTATTTAGAATTATTAACAGTTATACATATACCTCAATTCTTGGTGTTGGTGTGAATGATGGGTCATTAAGGGTAAAAATGTATACATCGTTAAATAATGCAGGGAATGCTTTTACACGACACTCCCTATATACAAACGATGCGTGGGGGTTTCCCGCACAACCAAATGATAATACCTATGTTAATGGTATTACTGAAGATAATGGAGATACGTGGGGAGGGTCTTCCTATATGTTACATAATGGACAATATTATGGAGATTCCATTGAAGGTGGGTCTTATATGGTTCAAAGGTACGCTAGGTATAATAATCAAAGATGGCTTAATTCAAGTAATTTATATTTTTCTCCGGCGTATACTACAACATCAGGTTCAACATCTTGGGGTATTACATACCCATTTGGAGTTAATGGGAAAATACAAATGACCAACCCAAGTAAAATTATTTTCCGTTCAGATAGATTACCAACGTCAACAACTGAACGTAGAAATGCTAATAACTCAATGTTATTTTTTCAAAATAAAAATTTTACGGTATATTCATTTAATGATGATACTGGAGAAATAACTGAGGTTGAAGGATTTGGTGGGGGGGCTGACGCTATTGAATTGGAAGATAACTTTTTTGCGGATGATTCAAGTCTTGGTGGAGTTAACGACCAGGTTGTTGCGAGTTTAAGTGATTGTGCAGCTGCAGTCCCATTTGAATGTTATCAAATTGATGATGATGGAACAGTTCTTATTGAAGACTTTCCTAATTGTACTGAAGATTTAGGTACATCGTATTTTCAAAATGGTAAAGGATGTTACACATTTGTTAACGTACCAGTTATTGGTATACCTTGGGATTTCTTTAGACTTAGTGAATGGTATAATAGAACTATCTTTAATTTATTTTTATGTTTAGATGGTGTAGAATATGATTTCTATAATAATTGGATATCTGGTAATTTATTTATGCCAACAATATATGCAACAAATTTTCCAGATTTAAGCGGGAATATGACAAGAAAATATTGTAAAGACGTTGTTGTGTTTCACGAGGCGACTAAAAATTATTATTATAGAAGTAGTCCTTATAGATACAATTACGGATTTCTTGGTGGAAGAACAAGGGAAAGAAACAAAATTGGTTCGGGTAATGATGTTAGAGGAAATAATAGAAACTTAAAAACCCCTACAACAATTATTAATTTAGGACCAATAACTGACTATGCTAGTGAATTAGTACAAGGTGTTGGGTATTCAGGATACATTGCAAATTACCTAACACCAACAAGTTATAGAGACATTACGGACATTGTTAATTTTTATGTTTTATCTAGAAATTTAGAATTAAGTTATCAAATGGCAATTTCAATTTATCAGGCAATTGCCAACTTTACCACAGGAACTGCAGTAATTCAGGCGTTTACTAATTCACCAATTAATCATTTATTTGGTGATAGAAATTCAAATGAATCGTCAAAAGTTAATGCTGACCTTGCTCAATTAGTATCAATTAATTCTGAATTTGGAGTACATCCATTTTCACCATCATCATATCCTAGTTCAGGTAATTTAAGAATTATTATTTTATATGATGGTTTGGGTGTATCAGTGACAGGAGGTTCTGTGATACCTACCCCAAAAATGAAATTTATTACAGGTATATTTTTTGAGGCTTCTGATAGAAAAAGGGATGCGGTAACCCCAAAAAGGTTATTATGGAATCAAAATGCTCAATTACCATTCCAACCAAATGATATAACAAATTATTCACAACCCACACAAGTGGTACCATTATACCAATGGGAATTGGATTTTCAAGACCAAGCTAATTTACTGGGAGGTGGATTTTTAAATATTCCAATACCTGACCAAAATACACCTGTTATATTTGGTTCGGCTAAAAATGATTGGAAAACAACACCAATTTATTCTAATGATACATTTTTTTCATATGGGTTTCAAAATTTAGATAGAACAAATAACACGTCAAGATATTTTATGGCTAATACTAACCAACAAAAATACTTAAATGGGTTTATTTATAATGTAGATAGTAATGGTAATTTTGAAATTTTAAAAGGTAATATTACCAATACTGTTAATACCGTAGGAGCTCCATATCATTTTTACTTTGGTCTTAAAAAAAGTAAAACTGCGATGGATTTATTCTACATAAAATATGTTGATACTGATATAGTAATTGAATAACGAGAATAAAATATCAATTTTACTACCTGCGGATAGATACAAAGGTGCTCCTGAACTTGACAATAATCTTGTTTTTGAGTTAGACTCAAAACAAAAAGAAGTTATTGAATATGACAGGAACCCTAATGTTTTTTTAGATGAGTTATATGATAATGAACGACAACTATCAACTTATTTTAATTTATCTGCAAAACTAACTACAATCTTTCAAAATCAATATACAGGTGAAACTAATTATTCATCATTTAAAGACCAATTGTATTATGTAAACGAAAATTATTACCAAACCCAAAGTTTCTTGTTAAATTTTAATGGTTATTGGGGGGGATTTCCACAGTATAAAGAATTTGATTTATCACGTAATGATTTTAATGTTGTAGGGTATACGACAGGTACTAACTCTCACATTAACTTTATCCAAAGTGAAACCCCAAGATACAATTGGAATTTTTATTTAACTTATCCATATTCAAATGACTATACCAAAACTTTAACTAACTATAATGGTTTTTACAGTTCTTGGACTGTGGGGGATGGGATACCATTTGAAACATCTTATTTTACATATAATGGACAAAATTTAATATTATTTAAATGTTTTGTTAAACACGGATTGACTGAGGGAGAGACGGTTCAATTATCTGAAACATATACCAATCCGTCAACCGGTGTTGCGACAAATTTATTTGAAGTTTACTTGTTAGGTAATGACACTTTAAATTCTGAAGAATATTATTTTTCAATTCTTAACATCGGTTATTTAAATAATTTTTTACCTCCAAATACAATTGGGACATTTAAAAGAGTATTGGACCCAAATAACTTATCTGAAACTACTTCAAAATATTATATTAGACAACATATTGTAATTGATGATTATAATAATTTAGTTTTAACTAATGCAGGTTTTGAACGAGAAATATTTTCAGATGAAAAGAAATTTTTTCAAGCAGCTTTAACTACTAATTTACAAGATAGAGTCGCTTATAAAGAAGGGACTAATGTGTATAATTTAACAAATAAAGTACGTATTGACATTAATGGTCTGATTGATAATAATAAACGACCATTAACTGAATTATATTATACAATAATTAATAGAGGTAAATTTGGATGGTTTAACCCTCCTGTTGCAGGTGGTAATACATCACTTAAACAAGGGTGGGGATTTAATATTGATTATCCATCTCCATCATTATATTGGTCAAGAAATCCAAATAATCCTACGTCAGATACCAATATACAAGTATCATCATTTAGTAAAATTGAAAACAATCAAACTTATAATTTTTACTATAATAACGATTTAAACGTTGGTGATATTATTGACGGTGATTTTTGTGAATGGAATGATTTTGAACAATCCGAAAGAGTAATTTCAGATTACTATCATAAGTTTGTGTTGAATTCTAATGTATTTGTTAATACGAGTGCTGACCTACTTGAAAATAGAAATCCTAGAGGTTACTACTACCAACCACATAATAAATTCACTTTACGAGTATTTTCAGATTATGTTGAAACTGCACCATTAACGGATAAAGTTGTTGGTATTCCTAATTACGCTTACTACTCACAGAACAATCAGGAATATAGATGGAGAGATTTGTATCCTTATGGTTACATTGATGGATTTGATAATGGAGTTGATAACCCATATACCAATAACTCTCACTACGTACATCAAAACTTTATTTTTAAAATACTACCCGAAGGTTCAAATTTTGCAATAAACGATACTGATTATATTAATTCCCCAATTGAAGATGGATGTGAATAAATTTAAATTATTACAGAATAATGACAATCAATATCAAATTGTCTTACCAATCCAAACTGATAATTTTTATTTGGGTTTGGATATGGGAATTGATGAAATTGAATCACAAGTTATTAAAGAGGTTATTGGGTTACCAAAAAACTATGAGATTTCTAGATTTGTTTTTAAAGAAGAAGTTGAACCGTTTAACGGTGATTCGTCCTTAAATATAAATTTTAAATTTTTTAATTTTAGTACAAACTCTTGGGAAAGTAGTTATTTGTCGGTGTTTCAACAACAACAGATTTATTACAATACTACCGCCTTTTCTAATTCATTTTTCAAATTGGATTTTTATGACAAAAATGATAATAAAAATCAAAAAATAATTTTCACAGTCGTAATACCAACACAACAAGGTAAATTTGAAAACGTTCAAATATTCCCTTCTTGGTATGCAAACGAAGGTTATGCTAATTTAAAGACTGCTTCATTCCAATTAAATTATTTACAAGATAAAGAAGGTTATTTTATTTATTTTTTAGAGGACCAAACAATTATTAATTTAACTGACTTTTATGTTACATTTAAATTCTTTAATGGTAACACGGGACAATTTATACAATTTTTAACACAAGACCCATCAACGTTTACAAACAATAACTATAACCCTGATGATTACCAATATTTGAAAGTTGTGTTAGATTATAATGATTATACATACAAATATACAACTTTAAATGGGGTGGATATTGGTAACGAACAGAATCCAATAAACCTATATCAATACATAAATCCGTAATGGAAAACGAATATTTAAGATATAAAATATCACCTGAAGTCATTACTGGAGATGTAAGAACTGTAATAGTTAGTGGTACATCTTACGGAATAATTTCAGGAATGACAAGTATTCTAAGTGGGGGAACTAATGGAGAATCATTACTTACTGACTTAACTTTACCAATACCATTATTTCAAACAGGAATTGATTATGGGTATTATGATGGTTTTGATGGTAACGTACTACAACAGGATACTGTAACTAATTTTTTATTTGTCCAAACAGGTCAGACATATGAGGTTACGGTTTTTAATACTTCAGATATGTCACAAAAAAAATTATTATCTGAATCTACATATACAATTGATTGGGGGGATGGGTCACCTATACAAACAACATCGTTAATTGCTCCGTTTGGAATTAATCATACTTATTTACAAGTTCCTTACACATATACAATTACTTTATCTCAAACAAACCCTTGGGGTATTACAAACGTTACTAAAACAGTTACTGTACCCTATTCATTGGTCCCAAACCCAAATCCTTATGGTAATGTTACGTTTACACCTGCGGGAGGTTCTTGGGCAAATACACCTGTTTCTTATGATTTTATATTTTGGGGTGATGAAGAAAATACAATTGCTCAACAAGTAAGTTCAAATTTTACAACAGTTCCGTTTTATGTTACCGCACAAACTAAATCACAATTAACTGAATTGGCGTTATATGGACCTCAAAAATATATTGTTAACCAACCGATATTTTCAGGTGTTGGTGCCGGTGCAACTTACGTAGGGGTAATCTTTGGAATTGACCCTAACGGTGAATATACAGGGTATACTGTTAACAATGTTGACTACTATGACTTTAGTAACGGGACAACAATTTTATACGCTCAAAGTAGTGGTATTACATCAGAAATGTTAGTTCAATCCGCAATTACAAAAAATGAATATCTTTTAGGTGTAATTGACCAACCAGAAATTTTCTCAAATGTATTTATTGAAAGAGGAAAAGAATCCGGTAATGAAAGAATCCAAAGATTGGGTGATGTGAATAGTTTAGGTGGATTGATTAAATACGGATATAAATTCTTCAAAATTAAAAAATATTAAAAATGGCAATAGGTTCATACGGTACAATTAGACCATCAGATGTTTCTCCGGCAGACGTTGAAATAATTCTCCATTATACCCCATCAAGGGATTTTACGGAAAATTATACATTAAAGACTTTAGATGCAAATACTCTTTTACGTCCTTATTTTAATAATGATACAACAGGAGGTAACGCAAATGTTGAAATATTAGGTGGACTTTATAATTTAAAATTACCAGCAACTGAATTTAACAAATTAGGGATTTATACATTGTATTTGAGACCTGCTCAGATTAGAACTCAAATTACCGATTGCGGTGTTTTATCCGCATTACCAAATGTTAAAGGGATTATAATTGACGTTACAAATGTCCCAAGTCAATACAGAAACAAATTTGTCACTCAAGGACTTGTTGGATTTAGAGTTGAGTATTTAAATTCAGATGGAACTAAAGTTCCTAATTTCTTTAGATACATCACATCAAGTTTTTACTGTGAACCTGTAACTCAAAATTTGACAACAACACAACAAAAAGTTGTAAGATATAGATATGTGGATAATACTTCTAATTTAGTATTCTGTACGTTGACACCATCATCAGCCCCAACTAACAAACCAAATGCAACTCCATTTATTGGAACACCTGGCCAGAACATTATTATTAGTAATACATTTTTTAATCCTGTAACATTGGATGTTGAGATTGTTGAACACGACGCTTCAACATTAGCATTGGCGTTGTATGGTAACCAAACCAAATCTATGGATGATGGTATCTACACGATTTACGACTCAACTAATAACATTTATAAACAATATAACTTATACGAAATTAGAGACCAATTTAACGAATTACTTTACGAAGTTAGACAAGATAGAGGTGGTAACATTGATTTTAGTAAAAGTTATGACAATATAATTGCTTAATGGCTGTAACTAAGTATACCTATCCAAAACAAACTCCAGCTGGGGCAGGTACCTTTTCAAATAATTTGGTAGGGTTTCAACTTGTACAAGGAGGAGGACTTACGCAAGGCAATTTTGAATTTACAACATCTGTAACTGAAAAATCAAATAGAAATTTTGGAACAGGTGTTTTTTCAAATCCAATATCGTTAGATACGTTAAATGTTAATCTTGCGGAATCAGCATCAATATTTGCTAATACATTTGAAGTATTTCCAAATTTAGATTTACAAGAAGTAACTAATTTTACATTATACGGACCATTAAGTAAAAGACTATCATCTTCAGCTGAACATATTGTAAATTACTTCCCTGGAGGACTTGAGGTTACATATAAGAAACAAGATTTCTCAACAGGATATACTGCTGATAATATTCTCTACGATTCATCCGAGGATATTACAGAATTTGACATCAGTGTTGATATGATTTCAAATCCTTTTGGAATTGATTTTACAACAAACGCAACTAGAAATTTACAGGCTAGAGAAATTAAAGTTTCGGATTTAAGAAATTTAACCGTTGAATATCAAAACTATGTTTTAAATCTTAATGGGAATTTTTATAGTTTAAATAATATTACTCCTACAACATCATTAACTGCAGGAACATTAACTGTATTTGTTAATGGTAATCCTTTTTCGGGTAATATTAATTCAATTGATTATTTAGTTATTAGACCAAATGATGATATTGTTACTCGTGTTTTTACATTAGATTTAGACTATGTTGACAATTTCTTATTGAATAGGTCAACCGTTCCAAATTATACCGCATTATTTACCGTTCCGTTAGAAGCTGATGACGGTAGTTTTTATAACAGTTACGAAAAAGTTACTTGGCCATTATACGGTCAATGGAATTTAGATATTTTAACAGATGCATTTACATTATATCTTGAAAAATTAAGTACTATTGGTGACGAATTTGACAATTATAAAACAAATTTAGTTGCTCGTTTTTTAATTACTGATTCAATTATTGAATTTGATACAAAAGACCAAAAGGTTGACAAGGTATTAAAAATATATGGTAGAAGTTTTGATGAAACTAAAGTTTTCATTGACGCTTTGGCAAATATGAATTCTGTGAATTATAATATTGGTAACGATATACCTTCACAACTCTTAAAAAACCTTGCACAAACGTTAGGGTGGGATACGAATATCTCACCAATTACTAATGAAAATTTTTTAGATTCATTATTTAGTGCAAACCCAACACCTAACTTTGACGGTATAAGTGCAAATCCGACACCTGATGAGTTAAACTACCAATACTATAGAAATTTAATTATAAACTCGGCTTATCTATATAAGTCAAAGGGTACAAGGAAATCAATTGAAAGTTTAATGAGATTGATTGGGGCACCAGAAGCGTTAGTTGAGTTTAATGAAACGGTATATGTTGCTGACCAAAAAATAAACTTTTCACAGTTTAACCAACAATACGAATTAACCGCCGGAGGTTCATATGTTCAACAATCAGTTCAATGGAACCCAAGTGTTACATATTCAATCCAAGGAACGGTTTACACAGCATTTACTGCAACAAGTACAGTAATTCAGACAGACACAGTTAGGGAGGATTACCCAATTGATTCATTTGGATACCCAATGATGCCAACTGAAAGTGAGGATTATTATTTTCAAATAGGTGAAGGATGGTTTGAATCAACACCTAAACATAGAAGTAATGAAATAATTAATACTACTTTAAGTGTGTTTACGGGCCAGAATTTTGATGTTCAAACTCAATTGGCTCCGTTTACTTACGGACAACCTTATTTAGATAGATACCGAACTTTTCCATATTTGGAATTAGGATTTGATTTAACAAGAACAATTGATAATAAAAAGAGTTGGGTTAGTAATGAAACAAATCATAAATACTCAAACGCAGGATTTAATTCAAATTATACAACTGAAGATGATAGATTGGTTGTTAATGTTAAAAACGTTGATTTATATTTAAATCCGGCTCAAGGATTATTATACGATGTATGGTGGGTTTCACAACAATCAAACTATCCAATTCCAAGTACAGGTCTTCCACAATTTTCATCTGCGTCATTAGACTATGGATTTCCTTTGGGACCTTGTAACTATAGTGCGGGAACAAGTGTTAGTGGTTTAACTTATTGTGGGTTTGAATTTGATAAAACTATTATTGACCCAAAACCACAGAAGAAAACATTTTTTGAATTTGCCCAAGACTTTATCTCAAATATGATAAATGTTAGGGATAGACTTTTCATTAGTGATGGTAAGACTGGTGGATACCCAAGATTACAATCAATATTTTGGGAATACCTTCTTTCAGAACAAACTGTCAATATTCCAACCAACCAATTCACTTACGATAAGTTAATTGAATACGTTAATGGATTAGGTGATTATTGGATTAGATTGGTGGAACAAATGGTTCCCGCAACTACAATTTGGAATACAGGTACTAAACTTGAAAACTCGGTATTCCATAGACAAAAATTTGTTTACAGACGACAAAAAGGTTGTGAAATTGTACCAATTGCTTGTGAATCTTGTAAGGCTACGGGACCATTATATTCTTACGATTGTAACTATGAAAAGATAAATTGTTCAATATATCCTTGGTTAAATGGTAATACAACAGTACCATCTTTTGGTGAAGTTTTAAATACAACATTGAATAGTTACCTATCAAGTATTAGTTTAAGTATACTTGATTGTGATATAAATACATTAATTAGTACTTGGTATGTTGATGTAACTGTTAATAGTAATCAACTTATACAATCTCAATTCTATCAAGGATATGGACCAACAGATTTCCCGACTTCGGCGGAATGGTTATCAGCTCTTCAAACATATTTACCACAACTTAATAATTATAACTTGAGTTTTTATATAAATAACTCAACTTTATATATACAAAATATGAATTGTGGACAAGACTTTTTACAAGACACATTCCAATTAAATATGGGAATAAACTTTTCATTAGCGTGTAATTAATGGGTGTAATAGAATATAATATAGCATTAACAGGGGATTGTACTAATTCAGGATTAGGGGCAATGCAATTGAGTATTTCTGGAGGTACTCCTAATTATACCGTGACTTGGTTAACTCCGGCGTATTCTCCTAATATTTTGGCAGCAAGTGGAGTGACCAAAAATAACTTATCTTATGGGTCATATACTTTTTATATCAGCGACCAATCAGTCCCGATAAACACAAGTGAATACATTAATTTCTTTATTTCAACAGGATGTTGTATTTCTATTGAAACTCAAGACACCACTTGTAGTTTGTCAAATGGACAGATTACCGCAACAACAGCCTTTAATTTAGGGAATATTGATATGTACCTTTATAAAGATGAAGTGTATGTGTATAGTGCTTCAAGTTTTAATACAGAAGTAATATTCTCAAATTTATCCGCAGGAACATATCAAATACTTGCAACTGACGTTGGAGGGTGTGGTTGTTCAAGTCAGACTTGTATAATTAGAAATAATTCATCGGCTTTTGATTATGGATTGTTGGTAGTTAGCGCTAGTACTTGTACCTCTAATCTTGGTAAATTAATTGTTACAGGAAATACAGGAATACCTCCATTTATTTACAATTGGTCAAGTAATGTACCAAACGCAAGTTTAACTGCAAGTACTGTTACGGGATTATCTGCAGGAAGTTATAGTGTTATAATCACTGACTCAACAGGATGTCAAGTTACTAAAAGTGCAACTGTTGGGTACGTCCCTAATTTTGGATTAACATATTATACCGCAACACAAGCGTCTTGTCTTTCTGACAATGGTACCGTTACATTTTATTTGTCAGGAGGTACCCCACCGTATTATTACATATTATCAAATGGTGACTCCGCAATAAGTTATAACCAAAGTTACACTTTTAGTGGTTTAGCATCTAATACATATTCAATTCAGGTGGTTGATTTAGCATTGTGTACGTTTACACAACCTTTCCAAATCCCAATGGAAGGAAACTTTAATGTAATTGGAGTTAGTACTACAGGTGTTACTTGTACTTCATATGGTGTGTTGTCAGTTAATTTAATTGGTAACCCTCCATTCACATACAATTTAACTAATAGTTATAGTGAGAGTCAAACAATCATTACTCAAGTAAGTAACTATCAATTTACTAATTTAACTGCTGACACTTATACTTTAATTGTTTCAGACTATCTTGGTACTTGTGAATACACTGATACATATGTTATTAGTGGATTAACTAATTTTAGTATCTCAACTACTTTTACAGGTACTACTTGTATGTCTGATAACGGTGGAATTACGGTCAACGTTAATCCTGATAACTCAACAACATTTACTTACGATTTACAAGGTATTGAAAATTCAGGACCAATTAATAATACCACATATACATTTTCAGGATTAACGACAGGGATTTATACTTTAACTGTTACTGATGAAAGTGGGTGTACTCAAAGTCAATCAATTACTCTTATCAATGAGTCAATGGTTAATTTTAACCTTTATGCCACAAGTTGTGGGTTAGGTTCACAAGGTACTGTAAGTGCGGTTATTACTGATGGAACTCCACCGTTTACATTTAATTGGACGGGAGATTCAGTTGGATATCAAACAGGTGTTTATTTAACGGGATTAACCTCAGATAGTTATATTTTACAATTAATTGACAGTAATGGATGTGAATTAACAAAGTCAATAACTGTTAGTTGTGGTAATTTAATAACGGCATCTTACCAAGTATTCAATATTTGTGAAAGTGAATTTCTTGAGGTTCCTAACCAAAAAAGAGGATTAACACAAATGTTAAATGAAGGATATCAAGATTTAATTAATGGAGATATATGTCAATTAAATTATGCTAATTTTAATACGGTTATTACTGTTGGTAGTAATGTTTATACAGAAACTTTCTTTACTACCACATCATTGGGTAATGTTCCTACGGATGATTTATGGATAGCATCAATTGAAAATCTATTAGGTTCAGCATATGGTATTGGTAGTGTTAGTATTAATTCAAGTCAAAATATAGTGTTAATATTATCTGATTGTAATCTTTCTTATGATATATTACAAGACCAAAATATTAAAATTGATTTACAAATACAGTACAATATAAGCTGTCAATAAGATTAAATGTGTCTAATTACGTTAAATATTATCACGGGAACCCCACCATATACGGTTGAGGTTTGTGATGTTTTTGGTAGTAATTGTGTCACTGTTGCGTATATTACTGGTTATGTACCACCTGATTTTGATGTTATTGTTCCACCACCATATGATGTTGCACCCATTTTAAAAGTTAGAGTTTATGATGCAAATGGGTGTATACAGGACAGTAATATGACAATGATGAGTCCGACACCGGCAAATTCAAATACACCAACCCCAACTGTTACCCCAAGTATTACTCCGACAAATACTGTAACTCCAACAGTTACTCCAAGTTCTCAATCACCAACACCTACCCCAACACCTACTCAAACCCCCGGTTCACCTACCCCAACACCTACAAAAACTCAAACTCCAACTGTAACTAAAACACCGACTAAAACACCAACTAAAACACCAACAGTTACACCTACTATGACACCATCGTCATCACCATTACCACCAACTAAAGCGTTCTTATTTATTGAGCCTTATAGCGGTTCAAGTAGTATTGGTAGTTGGATGTATTCATCGTTAGGTTCAGGATTCTACGGATTTACAAATGGTACTCAACCAACACAAACACAGGGAACATTTAATGTGGAATTAAATACTTATGTTAATTTCTCAGGATGGACAACCGGACTATTTCCTCCAATTATTAATCAAGACGTTCCACAATCAACAGGCGGATTTGATTCCTATGGTAATCCAATCATTGCTTATAACTTTAAAACAACTATAGTATCCGCAAATACTGTTTCATCAGGAAAAGCTTGGTTTACTTGGATGATACCTACAGGACAAACTAATGGTTTATATCAAACAAAAATTGATTATAGTACATCAAGTCCTATAATATTAACAACTGTACTAACAGAACCTACAATATATTCATACTATTTCACATATACAGGCGATACAATTCCAAAAACAACATATAGGGTATATACGACATACCCGTCAACTAACTTTGAGTTATTGAATATCTCAGACATTTACTTTATGGGAAATACGGTTAGCTGATAATTATATTATATATGTCATCATTTCCGTATAAAAATCCTATCAGCTCAGAGCAATTAAACGGTGTTCAATCAGTCCAAAGAAGTGAAGTTTTTGGGACAAATTTTTCCGTATTATCTGTTGGTGGATATATGGAAGTGTTCAACCTATCCGATTTAATTTATACAATAAATGGATTAGGTCCTATTGAATATAGTGGAAATACAATTCCAATTGATTTTTTAAAAGGTACAGGGGCAGCTTGGTCTCCTGATGTGTTAACTCTTAATTCTGATAATATATCATCAGGTAGAAGACGACTTGGTATGTTAGCATATGTTTATGAAGTTGACCAAGTATATCAATATAGAATAGATAATTATGAATCTTTATGGACCGCAGCAACCGCAAATACAGGTACTGTTGTTATTTCAGATTTTGGAACAACCGTATATAATTCAAGTGTTGCGGGACAAAATTTTATAAACGCTTGGACAGCTTCTACAATAGAAGATGTTAGTGGTGCAACACATATTACTGCGGTGTGGAAAAAGTTTTCATCGGGTTCAAGCTCAGGAGGAACATCAGGTGCGTATCTACCATTAAGTGGAGGTACTGTAACGGGGCCAACTATTTTTCAAAACGGGTTAACTGCTAACACAATATCTGCTACAACATACCAAAATCTACCAACTGATATTCGTACAACTGGAGGGACTTATTCTAACAATACGTTTATGTTTACTAATAATACTGGTGGAACATATTCTGTATTATTTAATACAGTTACAGGATTAACTGTCAACGGTAATTTTACGGTTACAGGTAATACTTTATTACAAGGACTAACCGCTACAACAATATCTGCGACAACCTATAGTAATTTACCAAGTGGTTTATACATTACGGGAACAGGTGTTAACTCAACTGTTAGATGTGGGGTAAATAATACTGCTGCGGGTGATTTTGGGGCTTCTTTGGGAGGTTCGGGTAATACCGCTTCAGGTAAATATTCATTTGTTGGAGGGGGTATATCCAATTCGTCAACATATTCGTATAGTTTAGTTTCAGGTGGACGTAGTAACACTGCAAGTAATGTTTATTCCTTTGTAGGTGGAGGATATTGTAATACCGCAAGTGGTAGCACATCAACTATAAGTGGGGGATATTGTAATATTAATGGAGGAGACTCTTCATTTATTGGGGCAGGTAGATGTAATACTATGTCGGTAAGTGGTGGAATTATTGGAGGAGGTTCAACTAACACTATTAGTAGTAATTATTCAGTTATTGGAGGAGGAACAAATAACACCGTAAGTGGTTATATTTCATTTGTAGGTGGTGGGCAACAAAACACCTCAAGTGGTAGTTACTCAACCGTAGGTGGAGGATGTAATAACACAGCAAGTGGTGGTGGGTCAACTGTAAGTGGGGGATATTTTAATGCTGCAAGTGGTATAACGTCATTCATTGGGGGTGGAAGTTGTAACACCACCACCTTTGGTAAAGGAATAACTAATCAAACTATAAGTGGAGGATATGGTAACACCACAAGTGGTGACGCATCAACAATTGCTGGAGGATGTAAAAATATCGCTGGTGGTAAGTTATCATTCATTGGTGGAGGTAGTGGTAACACCGCAAGTGGAA